GGCACAGGATATTCTCAGGCTACTCTACAAGCATATATAAATGCAAGTGCTTTAGTATCCAATTCTTCAGTTACAAATATAACTGCAAATAGCACCGTAAGTTCTACTATAGCTGCGAATACTCTTACATTGAGTACTGCACTTTCTGGAAATAATGGTGGCACAGGATTAATCTCCTATACATCTCAAGATATTTTAGTTGCAAATGCCACAAATGGTTTTGCTAAATTGGCTTTAGGTACTTCTGGATATGTACTTCAGTCAAATGGCACCGCACTTGTTTATGCCGCCTTAGATGGGGGAACTTTCTAATATTGATGTCCTCTCGATACATATCGAGTTAAAGGAAGCCATATGGCAAATAAGATTCAGATAAAAAGAACTTCGGTTACAGGTCGTACTCCAAATACGACTAATGCAAATAATACTGCATATATTGATGCAGGTGAATTAGCGTTAAATCTCACTGATGGTAAATTATTTTCTTCTAATGGAACTGCTTATTTTGAAGTTGGATCAAATCTACAAAATATTTCAATTACTGGCAATACGACAACCACAGGTATTATAGCAAACGGCTCTATAGGTTCTGCTGGACAAGTATTAACCTCAAACTCAACTGGGATTTATTGGGCGTCTCCTTCGGCAGGATCTCTTTCCAATGCTAATTCAGTACTGACTTCGACAGCAAATGGAACGACATTTACTACTGGATATTTTTCTGCATTAGGCGATGCTATTCAAAAAACTTATATCCTCAGAGGAACCACAACTAACGCTACAGAAACTGAAATCTTTTTAGATGGATCTTATAGAATTCCAGTCAATACAAATACTACTGTATTCTATACAGTTGATATTGTTGCAAGAAGAACTGATGCTATCAATGAAGCAGCGGCATTTCATCTTAAAGGAGCAGCTGATAATTTTTCAGGAACTACAGCAGATGTTGGTAACATATTTGAAACTATTGTTGCAAGAGACGATGCAAGATATGCAGTAGATGCTAGAGCAAACAACTCTACTGATACGATAAATATATATGTTACTGGAGTAGCAGCAAAAACTATACGCTGGGTGGCATACGTCATGACAGTAGAGGTATCGCAATAATGGCAAGATTACGAGGTCTGTTGATTGATAATTCTGCTGACATAGGATCGATTTATACTAATATTGCAGCAACAGCAAATGCTACTCCTTCTAAAACTATTTCTACTGGTGTAGCTAAACAATTTTCAGTTCAAATAAAGGCACCGGGGACAGCAGTTCAACTTTTTAATAGCGCAAGTGCATGGACATCACCATCTAGTGTATCCATAACAAGTGTTTATGCAGTTTTATTACAAAAACTTACAAGCGATATAACATATCCAACTGGAAAAGATCTAATATTTAGATTAAGAATACAGCCAAATAGTGGTTCAAGAACAGACAATTATTTTACAATACCAGTTAATACTACTTCTCTTACTCAATCATTTAGTTATGATTTAGCAGTAAATGATAGAGTTTTTGTTGACGTAACACAGATTGGTTCTATTAGACCGGGATTGGGATTAACTGTTTATGTAAGATACATATGAGGAAACTATGAGTATAGAAGACATAAAAAATTATTTTCATAATTATCCAGTTTATACTTTTTCTGGATCAAAAGAAGAATTACAGTGTATCGTGGGCACAAATTTTTCTATGTTAATTGTCGAAGACAAAGTTTATTTTAGCATATTATCAGAAGATTCTCTTGCATGTTTTGATGAAAGAATGGAGTTAATTTAATGTACGCAAAATTAGTTGCAACTGCTAATGTCAATCCATGTTTGTTAATACGAGATATAGTTCGTTTATGCACTTCTGATACGCCTAATACAACTTTAATTAGTGGATTTTCAAATACATCTAGTGTAGTAATCGATCCTACTCCTGCTGGTTGGACGTATGTCTATAGCACAGCAGATACTACAACATTACAGCCTGCATCGAATGCTACTATTAATAATACTACTGCTTATGAGTGGTGGGCTATGAGTGCTCCATGCTTAGGTCCATTATCAGGTAATGCTACATTAAAGTATGCAAAACTTACAACTGTTGGTGCAGGAACGGCTAATAGTATTGCAACAAATACGTTATCTGGTTTTGCATTGACTGGAGCAGCAAATATACAAACATCTTCAGTAACAAATGAAGGCACTAGAAGAGGCGCAAATGGCACATCAGCAGCCAGTTTTCCATTATATGCGTGGGGATCTGCAACATATCATTTAATTGCCACTCCTAGACATGTAACGTTAATTAGAGAAGGTTATAATTATCAAGGAGTTTGGGAATATGCATTCACAGATGTCCATTCATTTTATACCACATCTTCTCCTTTTTTACAAATAAATCATGGTGGAGAAAACGGATCTAATAACACAACATCCGCTGCAAATACTGGACCAGCAGATCCAGTATACACGACCACTACGGCATTTAATACGCAATCTAACATTAGTAATTTAAATACGCAAAATTTCGGTTCTTATACATCATGTTTATTTAATGTTACGGTTCCTAGTACAGGTGTTTCGTATGGTTCATTATCATTAGGTATCATGCAAAATATGTCAATGCTAACAGCCAATAATCTATTAGCTTTTCAGCCATATCTTTTTAATTATGGAAGATTATCTTCGGTTAATAGTACAGGTGCAACTCGAAATCTTTTAAATCCTATTTTTATAAATGGAGGTTCAATAGGTCATCCTACTTTAGACGTTTCTACTACATCTAAGATTTATAACGTTAAAGCAGGAATAGCTTCTACTGGTGATAATATTGATATTAATGGTACTACATACACATTTTTTAATTCTGGCACCTCATCTAATAATGGTCTTGCTTTAGTTATGACAACGAGTTAATTACATGGCAAGTATAGCAACAAATACAATAGATGCAACTTTAGTTTCTACTAAATTTCCTGTACAATTAATCGTTATATTTCTTGCACCTTATGTGCCAGATTGTTTAATTAATCGTGGATTAAGTGCGCCAGAAGATGAAGTCGTAATAGGATCTTAGACATATAAATACTCTATAAATCTCGGAGATTAAAATGGCTGTTCCAACTACTCGTGCTGCATTTAAAGAATATTGTCTAAGACGACTAGGCAAACCTGTCATCGAAATCAACGTCGATGAAGATCAGGTAGAAGATCGTATTGACGATGCTTTGCGTTATTATTGGGATTATCATTTCGATGGCGCTGAGAAAGTTTATTATAAGCACGCTGTAACATCAACCGATAGAACCAATAAGTATATTACTCTTCCAGAAAATATTATTGGTGCAGTTAGTATATTTTCAATAGCTGATCCATCTATTCGTTCTGATGATCTTTTTAATATTCGTTATCAGATTGCTTTAAATGACTTATACACACTAACTTCAGTATCAATGCTTCCATACTATATGGTAATGGAAAATCTTGCATTAATTGCTGAGATGCTTGTAGGTAAGCAACCAATTCGATACAACAGACATATGAATAAGTTATATGTCGACATGGATTGGAACACTTTAACGGATGGTGAATTTCTTTTAGTTGAAGCTTATCAGATCGTAGATCCAACTGACTATGTAGATGTTTGGAAAGACCAATGGTTAATGAGATATTCTACTGCTTTAATTAAGCGCCAATGGGGAGCTAACCTAAGTAAGTTTACTGGAATGACTCTTCCGGGCGGAGTTCAGTTTAACGGACAGACTCTTTATAATGAAGCTATTCAAGAAATTGATACGCTGGAACGTGAAATGATTAATTCTTATAGTTTACCTGTACTCGATATGGTGGGCTAACGTGGCAACAAGCGTCTTCTTTAATAATTTTGGTTCAAGTTAAGAACAAAGCTTAATCGAAGATCTTGTTATAGAGTCAATTCGAATCTATGGGCATGACTGTTTTTATCTTCCAAGATCATTAAAGAATGAAGATAAGATCTATGGTGAAGATTCAATCTCTGAATACAATGAACAGTTCATGGTTGAGATGTATATTAAGAATGTTATGGGCTTTAAAGGTGAAGGCGATTTCTTATCCAAGTTTAATTTGCAAGTCCGTGATCAGATGACTTTCACAATTGCAAAGCGAGTATTCTTTGATGAGATTGGAAATGTAAGAGGATTTGATCGTCCACGAGAAGGTGATCTAATTTATTTTCCATTGAACAAGAAAGTTTTTGTAGTTA